AACACCGTGCCCATATCAGACATCACGCTGGACCTCGAGATAGAGTGGGCCGCCAACAACTACGTCAGTTACTTCTACATGGGTTCCGGATACGAGACCTCGTCCGAATACAAGGCCAACTATAAAGGATTCGAGTGGTGGACGGGCACGGAATGGAGTCGCAACAAGAAACAGTACCGTAGATTGTGTAAACGTGACTCTAGGATCGAGTCTTTGCGGGACCTCGGAAACCTTTCACTGATTCGAGATAAGTCTTAGACCAATTTTTGTATTACGGACATGGCGGTAGGCCTCCGAAAACAGTATTGGGCATGGCGACGAATTCGTTGATCCATTGTCTGATCACTTGTGTGGGTGTTTTGTTTTTTGCCATTTCAGTCCTTGTAATTTATGTCCTCATTCTGTTCACCTATGGGATTTATACATGCCCCGCACATCACAGCACACCGTTGCAGTCTGTGGCGTCCACCCCAACTGTTGGAAATCATCTTGAACCACTGACCATCCACGATTTCCTCTAGATCAACGTAATTGCAGTTGGCATTCAAAGAACCACCTATCTTGCTCAGCATCTTCTTCATCATCATATGGTCCGAGGTGCTTTCCACTTCCGGTCCGTAGAGACGATCGTGTAACCATCCGCAAGGAAATACCATTCCGTCGGCGGCCACGTATATCTCATTGATGCGGTGTGCATTACAGGAAATCTCTGTAGACAACAATTCCTGTCCTAGGGGCATCTGTAACTGCTTGTTGAGATATCTAGTATCCGATGGAGGATAGATCCTGTATTCCTCATTGCCGTTTTTGTCCAGTACTGGTTGAAAGTCCATTACCTCGTGTTTACGGTTTAGGAAACGAGATGTTTTTTTGACATTGAATTCTGAGAAGCCCAGTGTTCCTGCTACTGTTCGTGCTTTCTCAACTTGATGTTGATTGTGTTCGAAAACGATGAAATCCCATATGGCCTTCCCTCCGGCGGATATGAAAGTCTCTGCACGATCCATGACCTGGTTCCATTTTACCCTTCTCCTGTAGAGATGGTTTGTGTCATCGAGCCCGTCAATCCCGAAACTCATGAAATCCACTAAGCCGGCTAAATTTTTGTAAGTCTGTAACTTGCCCACACCACCATTGGTGTGTATGCCAATTTTGATCGACGAGTTACGTTGCTTGAACCAATCGGCTATCTGATAAACTTGAGGATTCATCATGGGGTCTCCGTATGTGCCACAGAAATAAATCAAATCTAACTGTGCAACAAAATTGTTTCTAAACATTTTTGGTAAATCTTCAAACGTCCAACGTTTTATTGGCAGATTGGGGATGGTTTTCCCACCATAGATGTTACGTGGACACTGTGGACAGGCGGCGTTGCAGTCCGAACTGATCTCGGCCTGTAGCACTCTAATATCTTGGTAACTGAAATCCATACAACTAATTAAAATAGTATTTAATATGCTGGACATTACTTCAAAATATAATCGTATCCATATAGACCCAAACTGGGACAACAAGAAAATGCAGTACGATCTGTCCAGATACAATTGGCCAGAGAAGTTCCTGAACGCGGCACAGGAGAAATTTCCACAAATCACAGACCTTACCAAAATTCATGAAGTTCTCTCGACCAATGATCTGCTAGGATTAAGGAATCACATAGAATCTTACACACGTTCTGCAGAATTCTGTGCAGATGTGGATAAGTTTGTGGAAGAAATTTTTAGGGACAAACTGGGCAATGACAGATACCCGTCCGAATACCTCGTGCAGTACACAGCGGGTGTTAGGATAGTGGTCCCGGATCAGGCCAAAATCAACAGACTATTAAATTTCCATAACGGGTTCTGGACAGGTTACGACAACGGTACCAATACTATTTGGACGCCCATCACGGATGCTTATGACACCAACACCATGTACGTCACAGATTGGGACACCAGTCATAAGTTGATAGATAAAATCCATAATGAAAAATGGGGAATTGATAAAATACAATCGGAATGTGAAAAAGTATCATGGCCGATCGACGTCAAGGTAGGCGAGTGTTGGTTGTTCGGACAGGGACATCTCCATGGCAATGTCAACAACGAAACTGGCAGAACTAGGATGAGTTTTGATGTACGAATACCACACAAAACCGTAGACTTTGGTCGAAGGAAACCCGGATCTTTTTATAGGATACCCAACCAATACGATCAATTAGATAAAAGTGATATAGATTACGATAGGAATTGGTTGGTCTTCATTAATCCCAACGATGAATACATCAGCACCGCCCCATATTTTATGATCAGAGAATATGTTCTAAGTTGGTGCAGGACACAAGGCATCAAGCCCAAGGAATGGACCAACGAATTCCATCATTGCGATTGGATGCCAAAGTTGTTTGATTTTATTTCCCGTGAAAACACCGGAATAGTTTTCCCAAGCATTTTCAATTTCTCAATTCCTGTGGAAGAAAGGATTGATCTTTTCCAAAAAGCATTAGACGATGGATGTCAACTACTGTTCTGTGATGAAAACTTATTACTAAAGACACCAAAACACATAGATACCATAAAAACTTATTATGATTTCTACTACAACGATGCCTATCATAGTAACAGGTAAAACACAATTAGCCAATCATTTAGTGGAAGCAATTGATAGTTCCAGAGCAGGCGAAATTTTGGATCTGACAGATGATGATCATTTGGTAATCATCACACAAGGAACAGCAAGGGGCGGAGTCAAAACAATAATCGACAGATGTTATACAGATATTGTGAGCCAAATCGAATCCGTTAACAGAAAAGACTTACGTTACATTGTCATTGGATCTATGTCTGCGGAGTATACAAGTTATCCCGGCATCTCCAATCTAGCCATGATATACGCAAATGCAAAAAGATCATTATCACAATATGTTTCCGATTATAATCAAATGAACATGGATATGGATACAAAATCTATCGGCGGACACAGGATACAAATATGTGAACCCGCTTCTTTCCAAACAGGTATGAGTAATTACAAAGGCCTGGAAGTTTCGAAAGTGATCGATGCCGTGCAATATCTCATTGCACATCCTGAAGTTGTTAAAATACAACTGAGACAGTAATACTATCTTTCCCTAAATTTTTTAACCGATTCGATGTATTTTTTAGACCAATTCCTGTAGTAAGGTCCCTTCTCCAACATCCGGGAATATCTGTTGAGTTTGCTCAGTCGCTGTGCTAGGAACAAGATGTAGTGGCCGTTGTTGAGTTTGACAGTCTTTACCTTTTCTTTTATTTTGGGATGGTCCTCCAGGATCACAACGTTACGTGGCATGAAGGCCTGGTTCAACTTATCTGCTATCTCAACGGTCTCCCGGGCGGTGTATTGGTCCGGTTCCGCTATGATCACCAGGACGTCCTTCTTGTCGAAGTCGAAATCCCAGATGTGTGTGAATATTGTTCCGAACTCGCCAATGCCATCCAGTTCCAGGAACTTGACCTTGCCGTCCACAATGGCCTTCTGTGCGAACGGGCACGGTGGTAGGTCACCGAATATGGGATTGGGTCGGGTTACGAAATCCTTAATCCAATTCTTTATGATCTGTGTTGGTGTCTGTTTTTTCCGTTGAGTCGTCATGTATGTCCTTGATCTTCTGAAGTGCTTCGTCCAGCAGTCGGCCCTTGGTATCCAGTTTGGCCTTGAGTTCCGCTATCTCCTTGTTCTGCTCACCAATCTTGTGTCCACAGTGGTGCACGTCCTCGGTGGCGTGTTCTAACTTGATCAACACCTGCTTCATCCGGCTCTCCTTGGATTTCATTTTCTCCAAGGCATCGTCACGGTCCTTGGTGATTTCTACGATTTCTGCTTTGAGTTCTTTGACTAGGTCTCGTTCGGACATATGTAAGTGTTAATTATCTGCATTTTCGAATACCATAATAGTATACTATATTCTAGAAGAAAGGTTGACCACTTTTCTTGGTGGTTTCCATGTTCTCTTTTACCAACTGTGATACAACACTCCGTTCCTCGGGTGAAAGGTTGAGGGCCTCCTGCCAGGTTATGCCACCACGCATGAACCAGCACACCTTCATTGTTTCCAGTTTGAGATTCTTGACCTCGTTGTCGAAGTCCTTGAGGTAGCTCACTATTTCAGAGTCCCCCTTTGTCAGTAGCGTTACCCGAAAAAATTTGAGCTGTCAAATGTAACCGGTACTTCGAACGAAGTTGGTGCACCCTTTTTTATCTGATCTTCTGTGGCCTTGATCCTCAACGGTGGTATCTGTGCCTGTACTCGCAGATCAGAAAGTTTTTCCTGTATTTCGGTCACCGTTTTTGCATCTGCGTTGTTGCAGAATTCTATTATCTGTGCCCGGTCAACCACTGTGTTGCCCTCGGGTGTTGTAATGCTCTTTATGGAATCTACCAACAGTGAGAAGTTCACCATGTTCAGTGTTTCAAAACTTTTTGCGAATGCTGACTGTTTGGCCTCATCGGTCATTGTGCTGTTGTCGATTGTTCCGTACATCTTCTGTTGCTCGAATCTTGCAATCTGTATCTTGGTCAAGGACTTGTATGTCAATGGCTCTATTTCTATCTTGAATTTTGTTGATGTCATGGTCTCATCCACTATTTCGGCCCTGCCGAGGTCTTCCAGCAGTGCAGGTAGGTTGAGTGTGTGTGATTGTTCCTCATTGGTCACAGGCACACGAAAGTTCACATCCATGGTTTCGCCATAGGTCGCTATCCTGATCGCCAACAACACAGCATCTGTGTCGTAGTTTACCATCTTCCAGGGATCCAACATGTTAGGCACACAGCTCTTGATCACATCCACTGTGGATTGACCATTTATCATAGCATCCGGCGTCTTGAATGCCAGCTCGTCTTTCACGGTCATTGGCAGTATTGGTATCTCGCCTGTCTCCGTGGGTGTGAACACCTCCTTGGGATAGTATCTGCCACCACTGGGTAACTTGATGTATATGGCCGGTTGCCTGTAGTACTTCTGTAATGGGTTAGTATTTTCCATGTTTTTTGTATCCATAAATATACACTAAATGCATATAGGTGTCAATATTTATATGCGTACAAAAAGGCGAGAAATAAAACCATATGGACAGAGAATTAGAACAGTTACTCAAAGAAATGACATCAGAGCTCAAGGACCTTACCAGGGTACTCAGGGCATCCACTAAATCTGCCATAGACGGGACCAAGACCATCAAGCAGGAGACCAGTGCCAGGAAGATGGCCATTGCACAGTTGGAGGCCCAGAGGGCGGACCTCAAGAAGAGAGGCAAACTAACCAAAGAATTAAACGCCGAGATCGACGATTCCATTGAAGCATTAGAAAAATTCCAAAAGACAGCCAAGGCAGGAGCAGGCGTGATGGGTCTGGTCACCAAGAGTTTGAATTTCTTGAAAGACGCAATAGTCAGTGTGGCCACAGCAGGTATCAAGACAGGCTTAGCATTTTCAGACACAACAAAATCAATAAGTTCGGTTGAGGACTTCATCGAAGCAGGTTTTGGAGAGATACCGGTTCTTGGCAAAGTGACCAAGGAATTGGCACGTGAGATAGACTCCAACGTGGAAGCGTTCAGCCAACTGGCCAAGACAGGTGCGACATTTGGCAGTTCCATAGTGATGCTACGTAGGGCGGCGGCAGATGCAGTACTGCCTCTGGGCAAGTTCACTGACCTGATAGGCACAAACTCAGGACTGCTGGCAAAATTATTTGGATCCGTGGATCAGGGAATACCACAGATCGTGGGACTAACATCTAGACTGAGGGATATAACGGAAAATGAATTCGCGAAATTTGGACTGACACTGGATGACACTTCAGGTTTTCTGACAACTTTCCTAGAACTGGAAAGGGCGAGAGGTAATGTACAGAATTTGTCACAGGCTCAACTGTTGGCAGGCACGAAAGAATATACTAAAAATCTAGTTACCCTGAGCAAACTTACAGGACAGAGCGTTGATGAACTGAACAATCAGAACATGGCCATGGCCGCTGACGGAGTTTTCCAATCACAGTTGACCAAGATGGCGGCGGGTGACGCACAATTATTATCTAACTCGATCGCCGCACTACCACCGGGCCTTAAACAACTGGCCAGGGAGGTGATAGGACTGGGTGCACCGATCAGTGACACTAGCAGGGAACTAACAGCGATCTCGGATGGCAGATTTAATGATGCAATACAGGCCTTCCAACAAGATCTAGATCCTGTAGCATTCTCAAATGCAATCAAGACCATATCAGCCGATGTGATGCAGAACAGCAAGGCCTTTGGACAGGCGGGACTAGTGACCGGACAGTTCAGTGGCGCATTGAACGACATCGTGCAGAGCATAGGAACAGCAATAGACCCGTCAGTGATACAAAACGAGTTAGATGCTGTGGGAGACAACATAAAAAATTTAAGGAACATAACAAGTTCATTCGACAGAGTGGCGTCCAAACTACAGATAGACAGATTTGAACTGCTGGCACCCATCCTTTATGACAACAGTGAAGCAGTAGTAGAATTCACGTCGGCATTCAACACCAAGATCAAGGACATAGTCAAAGAGGGTGGCGGACTGGACAAGTTCTACGAGGGACTTGGCAAGTTCCGTGAATACCTGATAACGGGCAAGGTACCCACATTCACGGGAGATGGCAAGAAAAAGGCCACGGCCAAAGAGCTAGACGACATGATAAGCATAGATGGCAAGATTCTAGGACTAGACGAATTCAATCAAGGTACAAACGGATTCAGGAACTTTGGATCAGGAACACCTGCCATGCTACACGGTGTGGAGGCGGTGGTCCCCAAGAACGACATAGGACAACTGGCTAATCTACTGGCAGAGGTCGGGGCAACTACCACGAACACAAACACCACGGCAGGTGACACGATCACCAACAACACCACGGCTATGGACATGACGACCCTGAACGCCAACACCACGGAACTGATAGATTTGAACAAAAAGGTGGCTCAACACTTAAATACGCTTGTAATGATAGGTTCAATGACAGAAAAAAATACCAAAGACACTAAGAATAATCTTGCAAACATGGGCGGAAGTCTAGTATAATATAGTATGGCTTGGAAAAAATATTTTAAAGACGCAAACATGTCTCCCATCAGTGGAGAGAAGGTGCCAAACTTCGCCAAGAGGAACTACAGTTCTTACTTGCCGGACGTGTACACAGGACACCCCAACAGGATACAGAGATACTTCCAGTATGATCAGATGGATTCAGACTCAGAGATCAACGCGGCACTGGACATCCTGGCAGAATTCTCAACACAGAAGAACACGGAGAACGAGACTCCGTTTGATCTTGTGTTCAAGGACGAGACCACAGAACACGAAGTGAAACTTCTCAAGAAGGCTTTGCAACAATGGACCAAGTCTAATCAGTTCAACAAGAGAATCTTCAGGATTTTCAGGAACGCACTGAAGTACGGAGATTGTTTCTTCGTAAGGGATCCAGAAACAAACAAATGGTTATACATAGACAACGCCAAAGTTGACAGGATCGTCGTGAATGAATCAGAGGGCAAGAAACCTGAACAGTATGTGATCAGGGACATCAATCCTAACCTACAGAGATTAAGTGCAACACAGATCACACCCAACCAAACTTACGGTGGAGGTGGAACGACTGGTGGCGGCACAGCGGCATACGGATCAAGTTATGCCAACGCAGGTGCTACAAACAATATGTCAGGCTTCGCTGGCGGAAACTCCGGTGGAAGATTCTACAAGACCATGAATGCGTACAACATAAACGCAGAGCACGTGATTCATATGTCAATGTCAGATGGGTTAGACAACCTATTCCCATTTGGACAGTCAGTGTTGGAACAGGTATTCAAAGTTTACAAACAGAAAGAATTATTAGAAGACGCGATCATCATTTACAGGGTGCAGAGAGCACCTGAAAGAAGGGTGTTCTACATTGACGTGGGTAACATGCCTACACACTTGGCGATGCAGTTCGTTGAGAGAGTCAAAAACGAGATCAACCAGAGAAGAATTCCGAGTGCATCAGGGGGAGCAAACTTCATAGATGCAACATACAATCCAATGAGTATAAACGAAGATTACTTCTTCCCACAGACAGCAGAGGGTAGAGGATCTAAAGTTGACACACTGCCAGGTGGTACAAACCTAGGTGAGATAGATGACTTGAGATTCTTCACAAACAAACTGTTCAG